ATTTGAATAGCTGACTTTAATTTCTCTTTTATCTGTAACTCTTGCATTTTGTTTTCCTGCACCTACGGCGCCAGCCTTTTTATATATATCAAATTTTTTCTTAAGTAAAATAAACGGATCTGATTTATCTTTAAGATTTTTTAATATAAATTCGTTAGGTTGACCCATGAGCCCTAGTAACCAATTTATTTTTAAAGCATCTTTGTATCTTAATTTTACCATATCTATATGATGGAGGTCTCCTTTTTGATCAGGATGACCTTCATTATATTTTCTAAGTCTAAAAGTTTCATCATTATTGTTACCAGTTATATCTGCTCTATCATGTATAACTTCAATATCAACGTCCCGCATTATATCTAACATATAAGCTATCTCTGAGAGCCACGCATCATTTTGACCATGAAGACTAATGTGATCTAATAAATAAAACCATTTTTGAGGAAAGCAAGGAAAGATACTATAAGGATGTTGAGTTTGTTCTTTGAAACGAAGAAGACAAAACTCGTCCTCAAAATCTATAATTTTTTCGTCCCAATTTTTAGTTTGCATTAAAGCATCGTCATTGAAAAACATAATCCATTTACCTTGAGCATAGCCTGCTAAAGTATTGTTGTACTTATGTAAGTTTTCGTAGCCTATAGGTTTGAACTGTAAAGCTAGTTGATTTGGATATTTTGATTCTTTAAGATAATCAAAAGTTTCTATATCATCTTCATCGACACCAAAAAGAAATTGTAACTTATTCGGTTCTCTTGCATTGTCTATTAAAGACTGTACTGATTTTTTTAATAAAGATAATCTTTTCCTTGTAGGAAGTAATATTGTAATGTTCATGTTCTACCTATACACTTGTAGATAGAACATAAAAACAAAAAAGTACCCGCCATCTCTCCCTGTCCCGAACCAAAGAAAATGATCCACGGACATCACCTAATGAAAAAGTTATACTACTTATCCATTTTCTTTTCTAGTATTTCGTAGAAAAATCTGTCAGTGTCCTCGGTCATCCAATCTTTGTTTTCGACATTCCAGTCGTTTGTTTGGACTTTGTAGTCGGGAACTTCGTTTCTCGTAGTGAACGAATTAACATTCCATAGTATTCTGTTATTAGGCTGAGCAGCGAAATTACCATTGTCAAGCTCCAATATATGAGCGCACTTATGTTCCTGAGGAATTTCAGAATGATCTGTGTCAAGAAGATTGGCGTCAGGGTGACACCAGTCAACAGTAAACAGATACTCACCTGTATAAAGTTTTTTATCTTTACCAAAATATTTAGCTCGTTGTCCTTCTAGAAAAGCAAAGTGATTGACACTATGATAATAATCAAAACTATTCCACAGCTCAAGGGAGTCATTCGACATATCTGGCACGTCTTTTCTTTCCATACCTTTAGAAAAGAAGGCACATATTGGCAAACGCCAAAAGCACGCACCGTTTTCCAGCATGATATTAAAAAGGATACCACGCCCTGCAATGCTCGTGAGACCAAAGATAACACAGTCATCGCTTTCTCCATGATGTTTTTGTAAATCATATAAATACTCCTTACGAATTTTACAATATATTGGTGGAATGCTACTATTTAAAAACGCCATTGTAAAGTATTATATTAAAAAAAAATTTTTTTTCTAGAGAAATTTATACGCATATAAGTCATTCTACACTTTGTCTATACCCTTATCTATATTTAGACTATATGTAACCGCAAACTTTATATGATTTTTGCTGTACAAACTTAATACGATTTTTGAAAAAAGAAAAATGATTTTAAAAAAAAGATAAAAAAAAACCGAGGGAATTTTTTTTCCCTCGGCTCTTTAGGATTTTAGATTATAACTTTGAAATTAAATTCTCAAAGTATTTTTGATTTTCGATAATCTCTGATGAAACTTTATTTTCTTTGATAAAAATTTTATTCTCTGAAAGTAAATTTTCATAAAGAGATTTTTTTGATTTATCTAGATACTGAGGAATATCAATTAGGATATTCGCTTTTTTAAATCTAGAATTGAAAGTAGTATCATAATCTATATCAACTTTTCGATAAGAGTTGATAAACGCTGATTTTAGATTAGCTGAAAATTTAGCTTTTTCATAAATAGCGTATGATTTTGATTTCTCTCTTTTAGGATTCGCTAGTCTGAATAAAACTTTTTTATTCTCGTGAACTCTAAAACTTAGAGGGATTTTTTTTTCGATTATTTTCATATTATTCTCACTTTCTTAATTCTTACCGAAAAATTAATTTTTTCTATAAATAAGAATTAATAACAGAATAGTTATTTTTTATCATAAGTAAATACTTAATATTCATTTTGAGGATATTTTTTTTATAGGAACAAAACGAGAACATTTAATACCATTATTAACATAGAATAACCTATAACACCTCTTAACATATATAATATCATAATTAACTTTCTTTTAATAATTAATAATAATTAATTAATAAGAATTTTTTATCATCAAGATACGTTAAAATTTATTCACTGATCATTTTTCTGTACTACTCAGGATCAACGAGGATCACTCATTATTATTTTTTCGGGATCCGCATGGATCCGCACTGTACCCTAGAACCTAGGATCAAGCTTGATCAAACTAGAGCCGTGATCAAGGAAGGCTGCGGAATGTTGTTAGTTTAAATCGTGGTCGGTTTTGATTTGATCAAGGTATTTGGCCAGGTCGTCATCATTCATGCTGTCTAGTGTTGAGTGCTGCACTTCTTTCTTCTCAACAAGAAAGCCCAAGAGCTGTGACTTTAGCCTTATCGCATTGACTGCTGCTGTATATTGTTTCTTGCCACAAGCATCAACATACACTTTATCAAGTCTTTCAACCTCTTTTGACACAGATTCACTTGTCAAGCGCCTAGCATCACCACGCAATCTATCAATATACTGGATAATTTTATCTTTCTTTAAGTTGCGTGCAGCTTGAACGTGAGCAGAAGTTTCTGAATAACCTGCGTCAACAGCCGCTTGTTTCTTACCTTTTCCTTGCGCTATACCCTCACAGAACTTTTTTTCCATAGAAGATAAGGTTGCTTCGTTTGTTTGATGTATTTGGTCTATAGTTATCGCCATATTTATCCTAATATAGCGATCAATCAAGGAATGTAAACTATGAATAGTAAGGTGTTTTACTTGGAAAATAATCTGGTGTACCACGATAGTAAACATCGCAAGATACACCATATTCTATAGAACTCCACTTTTTACCAAAAAGCTTATTGAATAATCGACAAGCACGAAAAGCTTTTTGAGGATCAGTAAAGTTTATCTTACCCTCTTTGATTCTTTCTCCTGCTGTATAATACCAACCACCTTCTTCATGGCCTCCTAACAATCTATCTGTTTTATATACAGCTAATTTCCAAAATTTTTTAACAGCCATTATCCCTCGCTAATTTAACTTGTGCGTCAACACGTTGTACATTTCTATCATCTTCTAAAGAACGATGTCTATGAATATCGTCTACACGTTTCCTTGATCTATATCTTTTATCCTCATCTGTATCTAAACAAGCATGTGTTTCTTTTTTGAAATCACCTTCATATAATTCAAAGCCACCTCCAATATATTTAATATTGAAACCTCTATATTTTTCCATTTAAGCCTTCCCTTCTATATCTTGATAATCTTTCAGATTGTTTTTTAAGTTCTCTTGCTTCAAGCCAGTTGATAACAGCTAACATAACTGTACCAATAAATACTAGAAACAAACCAGCCAATATAATTAGTTCTATGATCATAATTGTATAGCTTTAACTCCTTTCATCTGTTGTACTTGCTCGTGTGTTAAACCATAATACTCTGTAGGGTTAACAGGAAACCTACCAGTTTCGTCTAAATAACAGTCAGTAATAATAAACTCGTTATGAACAAAACCAGGCTTACCATCATAATGTTTTACATTACGTTGTAAATTTATAAACTTGGTCATTCTAATATATCCTCAACTTTATTAATTTTAAATGTGGCATTACCGAAACTATTTAACGAATCAGTCATTGCTGTCAACTTATCAAAAGACTTAGAAAAAGCATGTTTAAAATCGTCACAATCATATACAGTTGTACTCACATGTAACCGTTCAGTCATAGCAGTATCATGCTCAATCTTAATTGTTGCTGTTACTTTATACGTCATATATTTCTCCTTGTTAGTTTTCTATATATTTTAAATTTATAAAATTTAATTACATAATAATACAAGTTAAATACGAACAATATTCACTTTATCTCTCATATTAGGAGCAGGTCCATCTTTTAAATATTCAGATTTAAAACTAGGTGCCTCATCATATTTATTTGGAGTAAACATTACATCGAAACCATAATAACATTCTAAGTACCAATCTTGAGGACTACCTTTAGGCCATGCATAACTCTTAGGGTGGCTACCTAAAGAATACCCTACACCCCAATCATGTGGTCCTGCTTCGAATGATACAACAATAATCTTATCAGATTTACTGTCTCCACAGTAGTCTTTGTACAACAAGATATTAGTTTCCCAATCGGGATCCATACCTAATCGTTTACAGTTTTCGTCAATAGCTTTCTTAAACATTTTAGCTGCAGAAAGCATATCAATCTTCTTACTTACAAAGTCTGGTAAATTAATCAAATTTTCTTCCATGACTTTCTCCTTTCTTAGTTAGTTAATATTAACGACAAGTATATTAAACTAAAAACAATAATAAACAATAAAAAATAATCTTTGATCATATACTCTTTCCATTCTCATCTATAATTGTATCTATACCAGCAACTTCTCTGTTAGGGTCATCTTCGAAATAACTATTGTCAACTGGTGACAAGCCATATTCTTCAATATAATCGTTGCCTAAAATTTGTTGTCCATCATCGTCATTAGCTGTACTTACAAACTCATTCTTAGTTTCATTCCATAATTTTTCGTCAACAATCTCGTATTCTTTTTCAGCAGGAATTGTAATCTTAAATTTAACTTTGATTTTTTTCTTTAAAGTTGTCGCCATATACCATTTTCCTTATGAAACATTTTAGTATGTCCACTATTAGATTCCATTATGTCTAATGGATCAAACTCTAGATTACCATAATACATACCATATTCTTTATCTAAATCGTCATCGTCACAAGTGTAAAATTCTACACCTGAATCTGCAATATTTTTATAATGATCTCTAACTTTAGTTTGATTAGTTCTAATGGAAAAACCTTCAATCATACCTTTAGAACAAACTCTAATCCAACCTGAATTATTAGGTCTCCATAAAATACTTTTGAAATAATAACACCAATCTAATTTGTCTTTTTCTACCATATCGCTCCTTTTTTAGTTGCCTGGCGTGCGGTACTGCGACATCGACTTATGTACCAACCGTCGGACCTCATCTAGTTTCAGTTGTCACCCGCCAGGTCTTTTAGAAGCCAAGAAAGTGAGAACTAAATTGGCTTCTAAATATTTATAAAAAAGAAAAAAAGCAATCTATACAATTATTTTAAAGTAAAAGTTGCTTTAGGCGTTTTACTTGCTTGACCAGATTTATCTTTATCTTCTGTAGCAATAAAACCTCTTTCTCTATCCCAATCAAGGTCGATTGTCTTACCACCTTTTTCTAAGAAATCTCTGATCTTCATTCCAGTTTTATATATTTGGAATCTTTTGTAACCACCAGATCCTTCTCTCTTAGGGTTTTTAGGAACGCATACTTGTATTCTTGCGTCCCTATCGTATTTGTATGTACCAGAAAATTCTTTCGGGTCCATAACTTTAGGCTTTTTAGTTTTAGCCTTTGGTTTAATAACCGTAGATTGACTCTTAGGAGTAATCTTTGGTTTAGTTGCTAGATTTATCATATTCTACCTTTCTTATTTTTATTTATATTTACTATATAGAGCAACCAATTAGAAAATAAAACAATAAAAACAGCCTTGCGAGCAGTCTCGGGAGGTATTGGCGGTATTGGCATAAAAGTAGTACCAATACCAGTTATTATCATTGGTATACTTGTATAATAGTCAAAAAGGTATTGGTATTGGCACTTTTTATAAATTTGAAAAAAATAAAATGAAAATATATTTTCCTATATAGTAAGGACGTAAAATAGAATAAATAACAAAAAACAATAAGCTATTAGATGTCTAAAGAAATATATCATTGATTTCTTATATACGTGATTTTTTAAAAACGAACAAGTATCTTTACTGCTCGTTCCTATTTATTTCTAATAATGAAACAATACCAGTAACAGTATTAGCTACATTTGCTGTAATAGATAATGTTTGACTTTCTTGCAGGATCAACGGTCCATCAATTAAGTTACTATGAGTATTAGAAGTTACATCTTGAATAGATGTTTTAAAATCAGAAGTACCATTATTACATGTAACAGTTACCAAAGTATTTGCTCCTTCATTCGTAGCTTGAA